AGCTATAACGGGGGTTATTGTGCGGCAGTTGGCCACGGCTTGAATGGTTTTTCACCTTCTTTTATACGGACAAACACCTTTCCGTTGCCGGCCGAAAGCCGCTGCGTTATATAACCGTCATAGGAACGTACTTCAAATAGACCAAAACAGTCGTTAGTCGGCATATTTTGCCACACTCCGCCCCATAGGTTTACGAAGTATGTTCCTGGTGTTGTATATTGGTCGGCATCTTTGAGGTCAGACCGCTTCTGTTTGATAGCTCCACCATCGAGCAGTTCTCCCACAACTTGCGCCAGGTCCTCTTTATTGATTAAAATCGGATTGCCGTTCTTATCCAAAGCACGTACATAATTTATCTCTTTTTTCTGGGGAAGTGCGCTTTCGACTTCCTTCATCGTTTTTATAGCTCCCATACTACTATGATTTTTTAATTGAACATTATTTTAATCTTTTCTGAACACCACATCCTGAATCTTCCAGTTCCAGGTCTTGTCGTCCTTCTTCCCGCTATTATGGAAATTCAAGGCTGACTTAATGATATTCTCTTTTAAATCTTTTTTCTTGAACTCGACTTCCGCCTTCTGCGGAAATTCCTTTACCTGCGCGGTATCTACTGAGATAATCAGCGCAACCAATAATGTGTCTAACATAATCCTTTTTATTACATTAATAATCGAATACCAATCTCCTTAATACGCTGCCGACCGCTATGCCGGCAGCATCCGCAAGTATGTCCAGCCAGTCCCAGTCCCAGCCCGAACCGACCTTGCAGTTCTTCTTATACATCCAGTCAGCGGCTTCTTTCGTCACGCCTGCCGTAACGGCACAGAGTTCACCCGCTGTCAGGGTGATGGCAAGGCATGCAAGAAAATGCAGCAGCTTGTCGTTGAATTTTAAAAGCATATCCAACCTCATTTTGATTTACCAACCGGACGAGAACCTATTACCCGTCCATATATTATTAAATTTGTCATATATGAAAATAGCCAGCCATCCCCCTGTTATATGAACTTTTGTCGTTCCCGATGTAGGATACCCCAGCGGGCTTATCCGGCCATACACATAGACGTCACCGTTTGAATGGTTTCTTATAAAATAGATTTGCCCGTCCTCGGCGTCGCTCGGAAGATTCATTGTAATACCTTTGGATACAGCCATAATGATACTGTCCATAAGGGACAAGGTTATATTACTGTCAACTCTTCTCGTCCTTAACCGGAAACCGCAAATATCGCCTTTAGGTGCAAACAGCACATGATTCCCCGTCTCTACAAAATCATCATAACTTTTAGCGCCATATACCGTCGAATGAAAGCATGTGTTTATACCGGCTGAGTAGGACGCCGTGCTGCGGCTCACCTCAATTCTTATCGGAGATATAAATACTCCGCCGGATGATGCCGGGATAGTGTCAGCCCCGATGAATGTGGACACGTATTGGTTCCTGAAACGTATCAGTGAGGCTGAAAGCAGCATGTCATCATTGCCTCTTCGGGAATGCAAACCTGAGGAAATATCAAAATCCCCGACAGAACCTTCTTTTGCATTGATTTTTCCGGTAAAATCCCCGTCCGCACCTTCCAGATGCTTCACCTTCAGGTTATCCACGTCGATGAGGTCTGCATCTATCTTTCTGGCAAGTAAAAGCTGCGTACCCAGTAGCGGGTATTCCTGGATGGATTTCCAGGAAGTAGTGTCCGGGTTCTGGGCCACATCATCGAACGGGTGCATCTCACTGTTTCCGGCCACCGGATTCATCCACATGAACACAAACCCCTTCTCCTTATCCAGGAAATATTCCCCGTTCTTGTATTTGAACGGCAGCGGTTTCCAGTCACCCTCGACCGGGAAGGGGGACGGGTTCTGCCGCACAATGCTGGCCCTCTTCTGAGCAAGAAGGGTCTCGCGGGCACTATCACGGTACGCTTCCACAATCACGGAATCCGCATTGCCCCACTTGTCAGACGGAAGGTAGTATTCCCATTCGGGCGATGCACCGGGGGAATCCGCCGTACCGAGGTCCTTGCCTGCCGACTGGATATGCAGCCGCCAGAATACATCCAGCAGGGCCGCATCAGCCCCGCTGCGGTGCAGGGCTTTCAGCTTCAGCGGCACCATCTGTACATTGTTACAGTCTACAGAGATGGCAGCCGGCTGGCACTCGATGTCAACGTATTCCACCGGGTCAGGCTCGCTGACAGCTACGATACTCAAAACCGCCGTTACCATCATAGCTCAATGGGATTAGTATTCGTGGCAATTACTCTGAACGTCTTGGCGCGTGCTGCATCCGTATAGGTCAGTGCGATGTCCTTGCCCTGGAACTTGTTGCTGTCCTTGCCTGACAGCGTGAACGGATTGTTTTCACCGTCGAATGTGGCGAAGTCCCAGCTTGCCACCGCCACTTCCTCTCCGGACTGGCGTTTATAGGCATACGGAATAAGAGTTCCCGTCTCTCCCGGATATATCTGCCCGTCAGAAGCAAGCCCCTTGACCTTGAATGCCGCCAGTATAGGGTCTGAGAGGTCGAACATGGTAATGAAGCCCTTTGCAATGACCTTCGCATTCTGCACAGCCTCACAGCTTACCACCAGCGAACCGTCAATATCATTCGCGGCAATGTTCTGGGTTCCCTGTGTACCAAGGTTGGCCTCTCCCGACGGCAGCTGCTTCTTCCATTGCAACGTAATGTTCCCCAAATCGTTGATAAGGTCTCCGCCGCTGTACAGCGATGCCTTCAACGTCAGCACTTCAGACGGATTGATTATCTGCGTACCCTTGTCAGAAGTAATGAATAACTCATACTGTTTACCGGATGATTCCTGGATGACAACATCCGTCGCAAGTTCGTTGAATGCGACCGTATGCCCGCCGATTTCAACTTCCCCGGAAACGGTTATGCGGTCATTGTCATATCCGGAGATGGGCACGAGGTTCTTCATGACGCGAAGTCCCGTCATGGGATAGGACTGCGAGTCCACACTTACATTGTATCCGGTTACGCGCTTGAACATGCCGACAAACTGTTCCGTATTGCACAGCCCGTCCTCCCCAAATGCAAGTTCGGTACCGTTGTACTTGAATACAAGTTTGGAAGGAATGAGGATGCGCCCGCTACTCACGTCACGCAATACGACGATGACAATAGGGCGTTTGTCCTCTGCGAGTGCTTCAAAGTCCGGTGTATACTTGTCACTTCCCTTTGTCCATGCCTGGATAAGCGGACCATTGTCCACGCGTACATACCCGTTGACAGTTGTTCCGTTGCTCACCGCCACGATAGCCAGTGAAGCGGTCACTTGATTCTGATTCATCGTCTGCCTCCTTTCCTTTTTCCGTCAGTCTTTGCCCCGGCCGGCTGTTCCGGACCGGTCACGCTGCCTTCACCCTCTTCCGACGCCCCGCTGTCGCTGTCCGGATTCGGCTCCTGGCTGAAACCGGGGTCTATTTCCTCTTCCTCTTCGGGTGTCACACTGAAACCGGGGTCGATCTCCTCCGTACCCTGCATCGCTTCCTGCTGTTTCTCTATCAGCTCTTTCAGTTCACGTGCCGAACCAATGATGTCGATGTCAAGAAGAGTACCCACATTCCGCATCTCACTGATAGGAATGTACACCCTGCCATCCGGAAGGGTATTCATTATCCCAAAGAATTTGCCTTCGAGCTTTGCCTTTTCTACAATTACGTACATATTGATTAAAGTTTAAAGTTATTACTTAATTATTCATATACCGGACCCGTGGCAATGAATACCGTCTGTCCGTCAACCTGCGAGGATATAACGGCGCCTTCCTCATCGCCCATCAGGGACTCACCGATGAGAAGCCCCACTTCCGCCCGCACATGGAAGATATATTTTGCCGGGAAACCCTTGTCCGCCGGAATGAACTCCAACGTCCGCCCACCGGTTGCCAGCACCTTCTCCGGCTCGCCCGGCTTGGCACTCTGGCCTTTCCATGTGATGCGGAAAAGGTCATCGTACTCTGTACCGTACTCGCGGCGGTTGTCGAAGATGCGTATTTCATAGGCGCTCGGCTGCTTCATGTCCTCCGACAGGGTGAAACCTTTCGTTTGGATAATTTCGCAATTGAGGGAAGCTGCCATCTCCGTCTTTACCTCAATTACCACTTCCAGCCGCCCGTCAGTAGGAGCCTGCGGTCTGCTGCCCGCATATTCACAGGCACGGCAACGGAAGCTTGCGCCAGTGACATACTTCGCCTGATACATCAGCTTGCGGGTGTACACTCCGTTCCCGTCATGGCAGACGATGCCGGGGTCATCCGGCGTAACCGGGCGATATGCTCCGTCTTCAAGAATGTCCCAGAAGTATGCGGCGTGTTCATCATCCACCGGTTCAGTGCCCGTATAGAGCTGCGGTTCTATCTCCTTGTCCCAATAACCGGAACGGTCGGCCAGGCGAAGCGGGTCGGTCACCATCACGGAATCACCCTTCAGGCGCAATGAATACGCCTTGTTGTCATAAAGGTGCGCATAGGACTTCACGCTCCGTTCACAGCGGACCTCGCGGTTCGTACGAGGGTCCGTGAATATCGCGATACCGAAATACTCCACCGGCTTCTCCGGCGGAATGTTCTTCCGGATGGTAAGCGCATATTTGGGCACACCGCCGCTGCCATCGGAAATGCTGTAATACTCACCCTCGACGATGCGGTTGGCCGACTTATCACGGGGTGCGCCCTCGAACCACTCCACCCCCGTGAGTTCCATTTCACCGAATACCGTCTTCTCGTCGAACGCCGATACCTTCGGCACGATGACCAGCGGTGTCAGGGTCCGGTCGGGGCTGTATTCCCGCAGCTGCTTGTCATACGTCTGCACGGGACTGCCCGACAATACTATTATCTCTCCCTGAAGGGAAAGGGGGTCAACGTAAATACGACCCCACTGCTTGTTACTCTTTAATCCCATATACCTATAAATTCTTATACGATGTCAAATCCTAAATTCATATCCACTTTCTCCAACCTGCCATTTACCGGAAAGAACACCCGGCAGGTGAATATCACGGACTTGCTGACAAAACCGAAATCCGAACCGACCCCGTGCTGGTTCCCGTTGTCGATATGGATGGCAAGCCTGTTTCCGTCCACATACTCAGGCGTCCAGAGGTTGTCCGCCGGAACATTGCCACTGTTGCGGAACCACTCCACTTCGGTAGCATCGTCCGCCATCACATCATCCGTTATATCTGTAGTTCCGAAATATATACGCCCGGAAATTACCTCATCCACACCTCCTATGACGAATGCCTCCCCACCTGAAATGGAGAGCTGGAGCGAATACCTGCTGTCGCCCTCAAGGAGTCCCCATGACGGGGAGTTCCATTTCGGTTCGTCGGTTGTCTTGTCCTTCAGACAGCCCCACTTGCAGCCAAGGTGGTAGACCGTATGCTGTTCCAGCAGGGTATATTCGCTGCCGGAAGGCTTCGACAGCTCGTACTGAACAAACCGGTAAGGAGCACCGCTCTGGGCCGTTTCCGGCGACCAGACACCCCGGTCTACCTTGTTGGGAACGACATCGCCGTTGTGGTCGAGTTGGTAGAATTTCTCGGCAATGACCGTCTGTGCCATGACGCCTGTCTCATTCTCGGAAATCGGCAGCTTTTCAAGTGCCTTGGTACGGGGAAATCTGCCGATACTGATTGAGTAGTTGTAATCCTCCAGTATTGGCTTAAACACGTTAGCCAAAAACATGATGCGCCCCTCACGCGAAGAAATCATCCACGACTGCGCCCGTTCGTTGAAGCCACCTGCTTCAGGCAGCGTACTGTTACCCCTGCGGGTTACGTTGTAGCCGGCCAACGGCGGATAGTTCGTGCCTCCAGGCACTTCGCTGTCCGGATAGAGCACGACCGTTATGCTGTTCTCCTGCGCATTGGTGGTAAGAATACGCATCCAACTGGTGTAATACTCGGAACCACCTGTAAGCAGTGTGTTAATGATGGAGAAGCAGACATCGTTGTCCTGGAACTTCATGAAGTCGAAGTCTGTGCGTTTCTCGATGCTCAGACGGTAGGTATTTTCTCCCAAATCCTCCACGGATTTTATCTTACCAATCTCGGTAAAGGAGTAGTCAGACTCCATTCCTTGAATCTGATTGATAATAAGGTCAAGCACTGACAGTGAACCGCGGACTTCCAACCGTTCAAATTGTCCTCTACCATCAGGAAATATCCCTGCACCCTTGCCGGCAATCAGGCCATCAACAAACTCGCCGAACCAAGCACCACCAAACAGCTTCAAAAGATATTCCGTTGCATCCGGCCGGTCCTTACGCAAAAAGTTCTTCAGTTCTTCGACAATCGCATTAATCCAGTCCTCCAGTTCCGCATCTTTATCTGCAAGTTCAAAGAAATTAGCGGCCACTCTGGAGAAATTCCGCTCCAATTTCAGGCGAACATCCCGCCCGGTATCATTGGCGCCATTCCATGGAACTATATTTTCATATTTATTATCCATACTTATTTCAATTCCAGTTCATGACCGTTAAATTCAAGAAGAAGAGGTTGCCAACATATACCGTACTCCAATGTATCCATATCAATGAAGTTTAGCATATAATCAGCAAAACGATTATGTTCTTTCCGGCTTTGCTTGCGAAGTTGGGCATGTTCCACCCTCACAACACCATTACTCTTCCTGCGCTCATAGCTGTAACTCATGAACGAAAAAGAAAAGCACTCGCCACGTTTAGTACATGCCCTCATTTCATTTATAGCCTCGTAAACATTCATGCTGCAAATGTATCAAGTTAGCATCCGTAGAAAAAGGACATCATTACCGGCGCACATTGCTCTCTAACATTTCCACTCTCTTGATACCATCCCGCACTTTTCGTGGATCTACCACCAATTCCTTATCAAGAATAGCCTTCAGCAGTTCATTATTCTTCTGTAACAGCACAACTATTTGCAAACGTTGCTCAGGCGTCAATTCTGAAACAGGACCGGAAAATGACTGTGAAGGCACTCCTGTTTCTTCAGCACTATAGCCACCGCTGTACTTCCCACTTCTGGTACGAACCTGTTCCAATATCTGTGTAGTATTCAACATACGGATTGTACCATTCTTCTGTGCCATATCAAATACATCCAGGAACTGACGGACATGCGGATTAGCAACTCCTTCATGATTTGTCACAAACTCATTCTTGTGTACAGGTATCACACCTGCCACATCATCCGGATTCCCGCTGCGGGTATAACCTTCCACGTATTCATCGGAATAACCGCCCGATTTCAAACCTTTCGCTTCATCACGCTGTTGCTTTGCCACCGCAATCTGGGCAGCACCACTGGCTACCGCTGCCGCAGCCGCAGCAGCCCCCAATGCAGGACCGACGAAAGGTATTCCTGCCATGGCCTTATATGCTTCCATGGCCGTAACGGCAGTAGTGGCCGTAACCTGCAATACAGCAGCCGCAAATTGCTTGTCCGCATATTTCTTTTTCACCTGATTGATAGCTTCTTCCTTTTCTTCTTCCAATTTGGTAGTATCCTTACCAGCTTTCTTGGCAGCCTTGATTTGCTTGTCATATTTACGGCTAACTTTACTAATCTCTGCATCCTGAAGGGCATTAATAACTTGGCTGGCAGCAGAGGTAGCCTGACCAACTACATCTAATGCAGCTTTAGCCTTATCTATTCGCTGCTGTTCGCGTTCCTCTGCAATCCGGGCTTTTTCATCCTGATACTCTTCAAACGTTATCAAGTCCGCATCATACATCGCTTTCAAAAGCCTATTCTTTTCCTGAAAAGAAGAAGTATTATCTATATCCTGAAAACCGTTCTTACGCTGTTTTTCTTTATCAGCCTGTTTATCCTCATAATCCATATCCAGCAATTGGGTATCAATACCTGAAGTATCCTCCCCAAATGCAGCCAGCATGTCTCTCCGGTCATTCAG